GTCATCGGCGACTCTCTGGTCATCGACTTGGAGCAGGTCTCCCCGTCCACGGGCCCTGACGTCTACTTCGCAGGAGCAGGCGTAACCACTAGGCTTGTTCCGCTTAACGTTCGGAGAAACTACGTCAGGTCCAGAACCTATCAGGACTTGGCCCTTGCCGTTTCAATCTTCGGCATCGTCTCTGATAACGGAGACGAGGCCAATCCGAGAGGCACCCCGTCTAGAAGGCTTGCCCCTGTTGGCTCTCTCGCACTTGAACTGACATCTCCTGATTCGTTCGGAGGAGACAGTTCGTACACGGCTGTCCGTGACTCCGGGCTTGCCCACGTAATGGGCGGCAATGCCGTGCTTACGGTCGGCAACCTCCTCCATTCTGGCCTCAGCGAAGGGGACATGAAGCGGTACGTCCAAGCCAACGGTGCCAGAATCCAAGAGGTTTACACGGCACAAGACTCCCTGTTCAGCAAGCCGAGCACGTCGCTCGGCCAGAGAATCTCCGCCAACGAACAAGGCGGCACAATCAGGGTCAACAACAGGGTCGTCGGACTTGCGGCCTCATTCCCGCTGGCCGTGTTGCTTAAGACTGGCTACATGGATTTCTGGAGCAAAGACCACCAACTTTCGGTCAGCGTTCCCAAGGCCTTCACCGGGGTTGAGTACAAGTTCCTCACCTCTGAGGACGGACTGACTGAGTTCCGGACCGGTGTGCTTGTCCCGAGCACGGAAGCCATGCTGGATGCGTTCATCGCCAAACTGGACACCCATGCCATCGACATGATGGTCAATGAACTCAGCACGCTCCAAAACTCCAAAACGGTCTCGGACCTCTTGGGCTACATGAGCCTTCATGAGGTCATCGCCGAGGATGCGGCCAGACCGATTGCCAAACTCGGAGACAAGCCAATCGCCGAGTCCATCGACTTCGCACTATCCACGTCGGCACACCACAACGCGAAGATTCACGCGGCACTCGCCGACGACATCGCTGGCTTCAACCCAGCCATGACCAAGGATTACTCCCGCGTCATCGCCGAAGCCATCAGAACGAAGGATTTCTGGATTGGATTCTTCTCACAGCCAATCGCCGCTGAGGGGATGGAGACGTTCATCCCTAGGGCGAACAGCGACCAGAACATGTTCTTCACCCGCCACAGCAGGTCAGACATGCGGTCTCCTATCTTCTTCGGCACCTCCGGCGGCCCGAACATTCACAGGAACAGGACTGTGAACGGTCATGCGGTTGACAACATCGCTTGGGAGGGAGTGGACTTCAACGGCCTGCTGACTTTCAGCGATACGAAACTCGACATCAGCGACCCCAAGTTCGCATTCGCCCATGGCGAAAAAGCGTTCAGCAAACCGGCTGGCACTGGCAATTACCTGCTTTCTGGGTACAACACAGAGAGAGGTTTGGAGATTCCTAGGGGAGTCCTTACTATCGGCGAGTACGAAGAATGGAAGTCCTCCACCAGCAACCTGTTCCAACAGCACCTTGGCTTCGGACTTACCGAGAGCGGCGGCAAGATACTCAGAGGAGAGTCTGGTGAAATCACGAAAGTAGCCCAGCAGGAAGGCTCAAAAATCAGGGCCCTACCCCGCCCTGCGTTCCTTTCCGAAGGCACCAGAAGAACCCTGATGGTGAACCAAATCGCCGACATGGCCCAGAAACTGGGCGTCGAGAAGGTGTCCATCCAGCCGTCCAGATACTCGGCGTCCAGCAGACCGGACGTCATGCTCAACAGCCTGCGTACTCAGGGCGACGTAGCCTCTAGCGTCGGTAACTCCGGGTTCGGCCTTACGAACTCTTTCACGCATGGTCGCATGTTCGGTGCAAGACGTAGCGTCGAGAACAAGCCGAGCCTTGGCTATTCTTGGAACAGGCTGGAAGACGGAAGAATCTTGGTCAATTTCAGCCCTGATACCAACATCATCGCCAACGGAGACAGGGCCTACGTCCCGGTCAGTCGTAAGCATGACATCGGCATCAACCTCAGCCGAGTTCTCGGCTACAACCATGAGATGGGCGGCATCATCACCCCTCAGGACCCGCGGTTCCAAGCCACAATCGGTGGACTCGGCTTCACGCATTCCAACGTCCCGCGACCAAGGGAATCACAGCGAGTCATCAGGTATGCCTCCGACAACATCCTCGGCCACCTGCCGTTGTTGAACGCCGACGGTTCCATCGACCAAGCCTTGGTCCGCCAATACAGAAAAGGCGTCGGTGCCATGCTACGCAGAAACGTCGCAGGACCGGCCTACGCCGCAAAACTGATGTTGGATACGTCCAACCTTGGCCTCAGAAACATTCATAGGGTCGTGGGCAGGGAGGCGGAACTGGCCTATGCGGGCAACGTTCACGACGTCGCAGGCGTCACGAATGCCGAAAGCAGGGGCGGTCTTACCGAGTTCATTCAGGGCAACGGTTCGATTATCAGCGGTCTTAACAACGACTACGGCTATGTCTCGTTCGTGCTTCCTAGGGACGCCACGATTGAGCAGTTCCAAAGAGCGGTCATGGCTTACTACGTGGCGGCATCCGAGCGTCATAACGCCGACATTTTCAGCGAGGCTGGCCTATTCAACGGCAAGTCCATGTTCGCCAACAACCAAATCAATTGGACCAGAAGCGGGACGTACATGGACGCCATTCTTTCTGGCAAGCGGGAGGAAGCAAGCGGAGCCATGGTCGACAGGGCCATCCGTGACTTCTCCAGCAGGCAATCCGAGTCCGGTTCCGGCGACATCACTAACGTCGCCAACAGATACGCCGAACTCCTTGGTAAACTTCATGAGAGGGACCACACCTTCGTAAGCGGCATGGAGCAGGCGTTCCAGATGATGACCAGTTCCGAGAAGGGCTATCACATGCCTCTTGCCGAGCAGAACCTCAGAAAGAGCGGCGACAGGCTTGCCGTCATCAGGGCCATGTTCCCCGGAAGAACCGAACTGGAGCAGTTCGCTTGGGACAACTCCGAGTCCATGAACCTGTCTGTGGTAGCCCCCAGCCGTGGTTCGGGCAACAAGAGTTGGATGGTCGGCTACGACAAGGTCGTCGGCTACGATTCCAGCGGCATCCCCATCAAGGAGCGTGTGGTCAGAAGCCACAGGAGCGAAGCCGAGGCACGCCAGTTCGCAGGCTCCGTCGCCAAGAGCGGTATCTTGGCAGAGCACGTCAGGATGCTTAACCTCGAATCCGAGGCCTCCATCCAGAGACTGCCTAGCGACCCGAACGTCGGTGCCGAAATCTACAAGCCAGTCAGGCTTAACGAACAGGCCATCGAGGCCGCGGGCACCGTGCTCAGGCCCGACGACACCTTCGCCGTCGGCAATTTCGCCAAAACGTTCGCCACCGAGGCCGAGGCAAAGGCGTTCCAGAGCATGGTCCTCCAGTCCGAGGCCGTCACCGGCAGGGCTCCTAAGCCAATCGAAGTCAGACTTTCCTCCGGCGACCTGCTCTCAATGGAGCGTGACCTCAGGGAGAAAATCGGCTTCAGCACCATGGGTAGCCCGCTTCAGTTCTCCTCGACCGCGATGAACGCGATTGTACGCGGTGCCGACAGAAACAAGAACTTCAGGGACAAGGCTACCGGCCTCCAGTGGTACGAAATGCTGACGTTCAACGGCGTCGGCAAGCAGGAGATGCGTGTCCTCGGTCTCGCCCAGTTCCTTTACGACCATCGCACCCTAACCCTGTCCAGACAGGAAGTGGCCGAATACATCTACGCCATGTTCCCCATCACGGGCAGACGCTCGTTGGCGGAACGCGGAACCGCCGGGGCATCCGAGGCCAGAATCCCCGACACCAAGGACCCAATCAGCACCGCCGCCGCCCTGTCGCATCAGTACACGATGATGCACAGGGACGTGTTCGCCAAACTCAACGAGTTGGCGGAGAGGGCTGTCGATAGCGATAAGCCGCAGTTGGAGGCCTTTGCCGAGGCCATGAAAGCCAGACACCTTGAGGCGTTCAAGAAGGCGATGCAGGAGTTCTATCCCGCAGAGAAGGTTGATGAGATGTTCCCGTCTTACAGCCACGTTTACAGTGCCCTTTCTGGCGACAGGGAGATGTTCAAGATTTCCGGCCCATTGATGGAAATCTACCGAGAAGGATTCAACGACATGATTAGGTCGATGCCTCAGGAACAGTTGAACTTGGCGGCGGGCGTCGAACTCCTTCTCCCAGACCCCAGAGGTCACTACGACCAGCAGATGGCCAGACCCGGATACCTTCGCCCAGTCGAGGGCCCTCGCAGAACCGACGCGTTGGAAATCAACGGCAACAAGGTGTTCACGAATGAGACTGGCACCAGAGACTGGGCCGAGTACACCTCTGCGGCCAGCAACCCCTATCAGGTGGACGTCCTGTTCGGCCGCGTTGCCGTGGACAGCAAGTCGTACGAGAAATACACGAACGCAATCAAGGCCCGCATGGCCAGCACCACGGACGCCGCTGAAATCCAAAGACTCGAATCCATGCTGGCCTCAGCCCAGCGTACCTACGAGTTCAGAAAGTATGCCTCCACCAAGGCACGTCAGACCGGACACTGGAACACCGGCGACGGCTCGATGCAGTACACCCACCTGCGTTACTCTGGCGTCATCTCCTTGGCCGAATCCCTGCCTAATCCTGACCCGCTTGAGTTGGTGGACTCCGTCAACCAGACTTCCTACGCAGGAGAGAAGGGTGCTGGCCAGTTCCTTACGCTCATCGAGGAACTCCAGTCCGACCCTTACCAGCGTGCGACGTTCGGACCTCCTTCCGAGGCATCGTTCATGGCCGCCAGCGATTTCAAGCAGGCCGAAACCTTTGGTCTTATCCCTGAACTGACAGCCCTGAACAAGGAACTGTCCGTGTTCGAGGTCAGCAACGATGCGAAGATTACTCCGGTTAAGTGGAACTACGACTGGCCTCGCACCAACAACAGCAGGGTCGTTTCACACGCCATCATCGCACCTTTGTTCTTCGAGCGGCTTTCGCTCCCCGAGAAGCACATGGTGTTGCGTCTGGCCGAGGAAGAAGGACGGATGAAACTCAACCCGTCATTCGACATCAATCCGGAAGCCGAGATGAGGCTCTCCAAGGAAGACGCACAGAGATTCGGCCTGCCAGATACCATTCGTCCGTTCAGCCTCAGCAAGGTTGACGAGGGAGCAATCCACGGGTTCCTCACCGGCCACATCCTTAGCGAACAGTACACTGACAACAACGGAGTCATGATGGTACAGCACTTCGCCGGCAGGCTGTTCCCCGAGAAGATTGGCGTCGTCCCCAACTTGGACGGGAAGTTCGAGTATGCGAACTACTTCCAGATGTACAACCGGACCCCGAAGGGAGTAAGTGGTCAAATCTACTCTTTCCTTGGCTTCATGGCCTTGGGTGACGAAACCATGCACGCCGCGGCCGAGAGAATCGCCACCGTTGTTGAGCGTGGCACTTCGCACGGGGTGGACTTCGACGCCTTGGCTTACTCCTACATGACGGAGTTCAACAGGCGTCTGACCGAGAACGTCGCAATCAGCCCGCGTGAAGCCGAATACGGCAAACTCATGGTCTTGTCGATGGAGGGTCTGCTACGTCCGAGCGAGCATGGCGTCGAGCACATGGTCAAGGATTCCAACGCGAGCAAGTGGCGTCGAACAGAGTATGGCGACCCTCTATGGGACAGAACCAAGTTCGTTTACTCCGTAGACAGCGAGATTGAAGTGAACGGCGTAAGGGTGGACAACCTGTACCAATCGTACAAGGCCATGACCCCGTATGAGGCCGTTCTTTTCGACCTTGAGAGAATCGACAAGGCACTTTCCGGCGAGGGTCTTGGCGATGCCAGAAGAATAAACATGGAGGCGGCATACGAGGCATCAATCATGAGAGGCGACGTCCCGACCGAACTACCCGGTATTTATCTCAGGCAGATGTACTTGTTCGAGCGTGATTTGGTCACGCCGGAGATGATTAACAAGGCCATCGAGCAGGGCTACGAGATGAGCACGATTCATGCGGTCGACAGCGACATGGACGCCAGCAGAAGGGCCGCTAATTCGGCGATGTACACGGCGTTCCCGCATGAGGCCAAAACCCCTCTCGGCCGCATGCTTGAAATCAACACCTACTACGCGATGCAGTCGGTCTATCAGTTCGCCGGTGACAGCAGGGTCAACGAACTGAGGCAGAAGCGTACTGAACTGATGGCACGGATGAAACTCCCAGAGCAGAAGGAGCAGTACAACTTCCCCGACACCATCCCGCTCGGCGAGGACAACGCCTACCGCGAACTGGCCGTCAAGTACTACGCCATGCGTGCCCTTCAGGCTGGCCAGAACGGCCTTGTCATTGCCGACGCCAGACACCACCGCAACAGATACTCCTCGCTGGACCACACCGCCGCCATGGTCACGCTCGGCAAGGGCCACGTCTACGCGGTCGGCAAGCAACAGAACATGGCCGTTCCCTACATCCTCGCCAAGGCGGTAGAACGCAAGGCCCACGGAGATTTCTTCGGCAAACTTATCTCCGGTGAGATGGCAGGCCGTGCTCGCGGCGGCGAAATCGAGCACAACGGCCTTACCGCCACCTTGGATGCACACATCACGGCCATGGCCAGTGAAGTCATTCCTGAACTTCCCCAGTTGTCCACTGAACTTTCCGCCATCTCTTTGGGCTCTGGCGTAGGAGCCCTTCGGGTCAATACGCCAACCGGACAGTACTCGTTGCGTCAGGTCGTGCTTGAAATCCTAGACGGACGTCGTCAGCCGCAAACCACGGAAACCTTGCTCGAACTTAGCAAGGGATACCACGGCTCCGAGCAGGGCTTGGACATCTTCAAGCGTGTCGCCAAGTACGTGGACAACCCGCAGTACCTGCTGAGCAACATCCCGGTGGACAAGACCCACGGCTACGCTGTCAACTACGGTGCACCGCACTGGAACAACCAAGTCTACTACGCTGGCCTACCGGCCGACTTCATCGCCAAGCAGTCGCACGACTTGTTCGCCAGACCCGTGGTCGAGATGAAGGACGGCAAGTTCAACATCCTCGACCCGAAGACGGGCAAACTGCTCATCGGCGGCATCGAGAGCCAAGCCGAACTCAGGGAACGTGTGGCCCAGTTGTCCAAGTATCTTGGTAGCGTCCCAATCGTCTCGGTGTTCCTCAAGCAGTTCGCTAGGGTTGGCGGTTACGCCATGGAGGGCCATCTGTTCGAGGGCTCCAACGCACCTACCATCTCGTCGAGGCTGAACGAGAGTGCCCTCGCCAGATTCAAGGAAAAGTATCCGGACATCCCCCTCGACGAGGCTCGTCTCAAGATGAACCGTGCCACCGCCGGAACTGACGCATCCGCGGCCAGCCCGTTCGGCATGAACGCCGTCATCGACAGCAACCACGTCGCGACAGAGCACCCTACGGCAGGCAAAATCAAGTCCTTCAACCAGATTCGCAAGTCTGCTGAAGGCTGGTCCCACGCCCCAGACCAGAAGAACATCACCAATGCCGTCATGTTGCATGCCATGGGAATCACGGCTTCGTCCGACAGCCTTCAGGTGGCCCATGCGGTCAACCGCATGCTAGGCTTCAACGGCCCGATGCTCATCATCAAGCCCAGATACCAGACCGAGGCGTTCCGCAAGGAGATGCTCAAGATGGTCAGAAGCGGCCTTCCGCTCATGTCCGTCGGAGACCTGCAAAACCCGGCGGCCCGCATCAATGAGGGCATCAAGGCGTACAGATTCTATGAAGACGTTAAGCCGCTATCCACGCAACGGACTCAGGACGACGACCGATGAGCCCTCCTCCACCAGACGACAACCTTATGAGAGCGGCGGACGACTTGAAGCGAGGCGGGTGGCTGGTAGCGGTCCTTGGTGCTGCTGGTGCACTCTGCCGACTCCTGCTGACCGACGAGAATCTCGCTTGGGTGTGGTGGGTCCGTCGCATCGCGGCGGGCGGCATCGTGGCGATACTCGGATACTTCGTGATACACGGGAGGACGGAGCCGATTTACGAAGCCCTTTTCTATTCGGTGTGTGGGACAGCCGCACCTGAACTCGTCGAGATGATGAGAAAACGCCTGCTGAGAATCGTTACCAATGAAGTCGATACCGCCATCAAGCGTAGGTCCAAGTGAGATAATCATCGCCGTCCAATCGGCCATCCTCGCCCTCATGGGTCTGGCTGGCATGATGGCGGTGGGACCGGTCAACGCTGGCTTCAGGGCCCTGAGGGACAAGGAATCCATGGTCGCCATCATCACCGACGACGGCATCACCAGCGACAAGGTGCAGGTCGACCTGAGCCAAGTGCAGGCCATCGTCCGCAACTACGAGTTTGTCTGCCTTTTGGCCATGTGCATCGGCGGACTGGTGTTCCTCGCCAGCATCGGCCGTATCTATCTCAAACGAAATGCTAAGACTCCTACCAGTACTGCTCCTGACCGCCTGCCAAAGCGTCCCGCCGCCTCTGCCAGAGGTAAAGGTCGTCGATAACCCGAAGAAGGATGCCTACGTCGAGCGTATCGAAGCCGAGGCAGGTGAGGGTGCGGCCGCATTGGCTGTCGCAAAGGACAGACTCACTGGTGCTGGAGTGCCTCTGGTGGGACTGACCTACGACAGGCTGGCTGGCATCAAGCAACCTACCAAGGCGATGCTGGACAAGTACGCCAAGACCCTAGGGGACGACAAAGCCCTCAAGGCCGAGGAGGAGAAGGCCAAGAAGGTGGATGAGGAGACGTCCAACCTGTACGGCATGGTCGAGCAGATGGACGCTGAGAACCGGGAACTGAAGGCCCAGTTGGAAGCCACGGCCAAGGAAGCGGCATGGGGAGAACTCAGGGCCAAGTTCCTGACGCTCTCTGGCATCTTCGCTGTCGTCGGTGCAGGGCTAATCGTCATCTCCACCTTCGTCGCTGGTAAAGGACGAGGTGCAGGCTTGTGCATGATTGCCCTGTCCGTGTTCTTCGGTGGTGCTCCCTTCGTCATCAGGGACGTCGTGGAGGCTTGGTGGTTCCCGTACGCCACGGCATCTACGTGCCTGCTGGCGGCTCTTTGGGGTGCGTGGGTGTACCACGCCAGCCACCGGGAGATAAAGAGCCGCTTGACCCAGCCCGAGACGGCCTAATGATTGCGACCTCGCCTCATGGCGGGGTATGTGTCGTGCGGGTGGCTACGCCTTAAAGGACCGTTTAGCGGTCCGCCCAACACGTAAAGGGGATGGAGCGTGAGAGAATCGAACTCTCATTGTCCCGATGCAAACGGGATTTCCTGCCATTGAAAGAACGCCCCAGAGTCAGCCAGACAGGACTTGAACCTGCAACACCCTGCTCCCAAAGCAGGGACTCTACCATTGAGATACTGGCTGTAAGGTTTCGGCCATCTTGGAATCGAACCAAGATTCTCCGCTTAGAAGGCGGATGTTCTATCCGTTGAACTAATGGCCGAAGTGATTACTTGATACCGAGGGCCTTGCTCACCTCGTCGAGCACCTGATGTTTGGCCTTGGCCACAGCGGCGTCGACTTCCATCGGAGTGATGCGTCCCTCGAACACCGGGTAGGTGGTAGGGTCGACCTTGTGGAAGTTGCAGAACTGGTGGTAGGCCAACTCGCGGATGACGGCGTTGCGAACGAACTCCGACCGGTTCAACCCGGACTTCAACAGCACCTCCTCGATGCTGTTGACGATGTCCGGGGTGACGGTCGTGCAGACGCACTCAAGGCCGTAGAACGGGTCCTTGTCGGCCTTGGGAGTTCTGGTCACGGTGCGTGTGACCTTGGTGATGCGGTTTTTGGGCATGTGTGTGCTTGGGTTGGAGATTAGAACGGAACGTTATCGGTGAAGGAGTCGTCCTGAGAAGCCTGACGGCCGTCGCGGATGAGGTCGAGGGCGTCGCGGAACGCCTTGTCCTTGGGCGAGATGGAGCCGTTGTAGGGCTTCGGCTGGTACTCCTTGATGTACCACTGGAGGGAGTTCTCAGGCAGTTCGCCGAGGGTCACGCCCTTGTTCTTGCCGAAAGGCACGACGTAGGACAGGGCCTCAGCCAGACCACCGAGGGTAGCCTTGGGAGCCGGAGCGGGAGCCTTGGGCTCAGGCTTCGGAGCGGGCGTAGCAGGAACCTTCGGCAGGGCCGACGGGTGGATGTACTTGCTGACGTCGGCAGGAGTAGAACGCACGATGCGGTCAGCCTCCCCGTCATCATCCGAAGTAGCCACGTTCGCGACAGCCGCGATGGCGTACCGTCTCAGGTACGAGAACAGGGAACCGGCGTCCTGTCCCTTGAAGTTATCGGGAATCTTGATGAACGTCTGGCGGGCGATGAAACCACCGGAGGCGTGGAGCACGATGGTCTCGATGCCGACGATGTCGCCGGCTCCGCAGGGGAACTGGACGATGGCCAGTCCGTGTTGGGCGAAGATGCCCTTGGTGGCATCAATGTGAGCCCCGAGCGTGGCGTAGGAGTTCTTATGGAACGGGTTCTCCGCGTCCGCCATGACGGCGGTGGTGCGGGCCACAGCCTGAGTGTAGGCGGCGGCGAATTCTGGCGTGATGTTTTGGTTCATGTTGTCGTAGGACATAGGATTATTTGGTGATGGTGAAGGTGTGTCCGTTCTGGACGTAGTGGATGAGGATGAGACGCATCAGGTCGGCACGGGAGATGCCCATGTTGACGGCGGCGTCCTTCAGTTTGTCGGAATGGTTCTGGGGGAGTTTCACCCACAGCAACTTGCTAGGCTCGGTAGGCGACTTGGTTGGTTTGCTCATTTGGTTTTGTTGGTTTTGGTTGGCTTGAAAAGGCGTTCGAGCAACGGAGTGATTTCGGAGCACTTGACCGTGTCGTCTTTGAGGTGGATGGCGTTGAGGCCGGTGTAGGCGGACTGCCACTTGGGGCCGTACTCACGCAGTTTGCAGAGCATGGCACCGGCGGACTTGTAGCCGTCCTCGTACAGGCAACGGCACAGGTCGTTCAGGGCCGGGTCGTTGCGGATGGCGTCGGCAAGGTCGTAGGTGGCCTTGTTGCCGTAGTGGGCGAACTTGTCGTTATCGGGATAGGGTTTGGACATGACGTGGGGCATGGCCTGTTTCTTACCTTTGAACAGGTTTAGGTCCTCGATGGAGGACGTATCTGTGGATTTGAGTTTCATGTATGTGCGGGAAAGTTGTGGGGGCCTTGCTCCCCCGATGGATTACTTGGTACGCTCCTCAAGAGAGGCCACCTTGGCGGTCAGCAACTCCAGACGCTCGATGACGGCGTTGTGGAGGTGGATGACAGCCGAGGCGTCGTTCAGGCCGAGTTCGGAGTACTTCTTGCCGAGCCCCTTGATGGTGGGGTCGACGAGGGCATCCCGTTCAGTCTTGATGGTCTTGATTTCCTTTTCGAGGTCTTCGAGACGGCTCTTGATGGCGTTGATGTTGATTTCGCTCATGCTTTTGTTGGTTTGTCGTTGCTGGTTTTACCCAATGTTAATCGGGTCGAGATGAGTAAGAGATACTATTGTGTAGTCCTCCGCAAGATTTATTTTCAGTTTTTAACCCCCAGCCGCTCGAACAGGTCGCTGTCCTTCAGGCGGGCCACAAAGGCGGCACCAGTCTCCTTGTCGTGGAAACGCTCCAGCAGGGTGTCCCCGGTCAGGTTGGTGGTGATGATGGTAGACCGCTGGTGCATGGTACGCTGGTCGACCAAAGCAAACAGGCAGGAGGCCATACGCTCGGTCATCCGCTCCTTGCCCAAGTCATCCAAGAACAGCAGGGGCACGCTGACCATGTGGTGCATGGCCTTGTCCCATGTCGAGGTGCCCCATGAGGCGACCAGACGGGCCTCCAGTTCAAACATGGTCAGGAACAGGTAGCGGTTGGCCTTTGGGTTGGCCTTGAACAGCCGGTCAGCGATGTACCACGCGGTGCGGGTCTTGCCCTTGCGTGTGGTGCCGTGAACCAACAGGCCCTTGCCGGTCGGGACCCAGTTATGGCATAGGTCCTTCAACTCTGGGGCCAGCCGCTCCGGGTCGGTGCCCTCAAACAGGACAGGCATCGGAATCTCAGGTGGGTTCTTAGCGATGTACTCGCGACGCTCGGCGGCTAGGGCATCCCGCTCGCCCTTGATGAGGCATGGCTCGCTTGAGCAAATCTCAGGGGCACGGAACGTGAACGAGTTGCCCATGCCCTGAAAGGTCACGGAGTGGGTTTCCCCACCGCAGTAGATGCACTTGCCGACGTCGCTCACGACTGCACCCCCTTATCGTTCGACCAGAAGGTGCGGTAGGACGAGGGCAGTCGGCTCCCAGATTTAGTCCAGAAGGATACATCCACCTCGACATAATCGACACCATCGGGGGTCTTGGTCATCTTGTTAAGGTCAGCCGTCAGCCGCTCGACCTCGGCCTTGAGGCGGGCGTTCTCGGCTTCAAGTTCGATACTGCGTTGCTCTTCAGCATTTAGGTTCGCTGATTGCAGATAAGAGTCGATTTGCTCAAGGTGCTGGTTGCGTTCCGTCAGCCGCTCGACCTCAATCTTGAGGCTATCGCACTCGACTGCCAGCACGCTGTTCTCCGCTTGGCGGGCTTGGCACTCGGCCTTGAGGCGGGCGTTCTCCTCCTCAAGTAAACGCTTGTCATGCTCAAGCCCACGACCCCACGCAGTCATCTGCGTGAAGTCAGCCAACAGTCGGGCATAGGCAACAACCATGGCATCAGCCTGACCCGTGTAGACGAGATTGAAAACCTCGGCCCTATCGAGATGCTTGTGGCTCACTTCTTCTCTCCCTCCTTGAACTTGATGGTACGCTGGTGCATCTGCCAGCCGTCTGGCGTGTGGGCACGAATGACGATGGTGTAGTCCTTTTCGCCGTACTCGGCGTACAGCGTGTAGTCCTTGGCCTCGACGCTCATCTTGCCGGTGCCCATGGACATAATCGGGAGCCAGTTCTCAATGTAGTTGGCAATCTTGTCGTCGGCCCAAGCCCCAAAGCCGAGCCGGTTCTGGGCGTCCTTGGTCGCACGGGTGGCGTCAAGGGCCTGCTGGGTCGCCTCACGCTGGAGGCGGACGTGCTCGTTAGAACCCTCTAGCATGGTCGCTGTCGCCCTTGGGGGCGATGGTACGGGTGTTGGCCTGTCCCTTGGGTTCAAAGAGTCCCTGCCAGCCCTGCAAGAGGCTCCCCTCGATGGACTGGATGGACTTCTCCACCCCCCACTGGCTGAAGACAGAGTTCCAGCGGGTGATGTACTCGTTGTTGGTGGACCAACGCTTGGCCCGGCGATGGGCCAGCCACTTGCCCCAGACCAAGGCCAAGGGAGGGTTGGCGACGATGAAACCATCCTCGAAAAGCACCTCCGAACCTTTCCCATCACTTGTGTCTATCTCTTTATTACTATCTGGGTGAAGGGATTTTCGCCCCCTAGGTGAAGAAACTTTCACCCCTCCCGTGAAGGGTTTTTCACCCCGGTCGATGGTGTGGCTGATGATGTCCCAGAGCACCCCGTCGTCGTCCTTGCGGACGTAGCCAGCGTCGAGCAGACGCCCGATGCTGTACTGGGTATTGCGGACGGACTGCCCCATGTACTCGGACAGGGCCTCGCGGGTGGCGAAGCACCCACGCTCGTTGCACAGGATGTGGATGACCCCGAACAGGAACTTGTCGCTCTGGGTCAGCCGCGTGTCCGTAAAGACACGGGCCGGAATCCAGACGCCCTTGAACTCGAAGTCCTTAGCCATTGAGGGCCTGCTTGCCGAGGAACTCGGCGGTTTCCGGGCGACCATTCATGTTCCACCAGAGCCAGCGATTGATGGCGGACTGGTAGAGCATGCGGCCCTTGATGAACATCTCGTCGGAGACGTAGCCGATGCGGACGTCGTAGGGCTCTTCCTTGCTCTGGGCGACGTACTCGAACTTGGTCTCCAACTTGGAGAACTTCTGGACGAGGTCGTGGTAGAAGGCGGACTGCACCGCCCAGCCATTGCTATACGAGGCTCCGGACACGTTGGCGATGTCGGCGACGCTCTTGAGGTCCTTGATGAGCACGTGGTCAGGGAATACATACACGGCGTCGAGCAGGGCCTTGACGTCGACCTCCTTGCCCTTGAACTGACCGTCGATGACCTTGAAGGTGCCGAAGATGGCCTGTTCGTGGCTGGAGGTGATGGCCAGTTTCTCGTCGAAGTACTTCCGGGAGATGGAGGCCATGCGTACCAACTTGGCGAAGTCATCCTGCTTGAGGACGGTCTTGCCCGCGTTGCTCACGCAGAAGGCCTCGTAGATACCCTTACCTTCCTTGGTCCGCCTGTCGCAGTCCGGCAGGATGGCGTACCGCTTGTTGAAGTCGTTGGGCTCAAGCACCTGCGTGTGCAGGGCCGTGCCGAACGCAAGAGCGGGCGTCTCTTCGGGGTTCAGTCGGCGATACTCCGCGTAGGACGGAGAGACGGCGAGCACGTCCTTGAGGTAGGACTGGTTGAGGGCGTCGGCCGAACGGTAGGTCTTGGCGACCTCCGGCGTGACGACCCGGGCCGACACCAACTCCAACTTGAAGTCAGGGTCGGGCTGGAAGGGCTTAGCCATTGAGTTCGGCGTTGATTTTGGCGACACCCTTTCGGATGAACTGCTGGTTGGCTTCGGACTCCTCGATGAGCCGCTTGGCGTCGAGGATGACGTTGGCCAGTTTGGCCTCGGTCTCGATGAGGGCGATGGCCGTGCGGCCGAGGTCGTCTTTGCTGGGCTTGTCGTCGGACTGTCCGAACACCCACTTGAGGGTGAGCGACTCGAACGTCTGGTTTTCTAGGTTAGGCATGTGTGTGCTTGGTTGGGTGAAATTACTGGTTGCCGAAGATGTACATGGCGACGTGCTTATCGAGGGTCTTGCGACCTCCGTTGTGGACCGTGACGCCCCGCTTGATGCAGTTGGCCACGTGCCTGTCAATGGTCTCGATGAAGTGCTTGGAGGTACGCTTGCCCAGCGACTTGGCTAGGGCTCGGATGTTAGCCGCCTTGACGTACTTGGCCATTAGCCGAAGATGACCTCCTCGGCGATGGCGACCTGAGCCATGAAGTCGTCGTGGATGCCATCGGGCTCGTACGTCTCCATCATGTAGTCGTCGGCACGGTCGGCGTCGAGCGTCAGGAGGCTGAGGTACATAACGTACTCCATGACCTTGTTGCGGGAGACGTTGTCGTCGCCGCCGGACTTGCGGCCGAAGGCGTACTTCGTCCAGCGTTCGACTACGACCTCAGGCATGAGCGTGACCCACTTCGACTTGTAGGAGTCGTAGTTGAGGCGAGCCTTGAGCGTCCAGTCCTTGATGGCTGGCTTACCCGAGGCTGTCGCATCGAGGTCAGGACCGGCGAAGGCCGCGTCGAGGAAGCCGCCCTTGGAGAGCGACTCGACCTCGAACCAAGCCGGGTTGATGCCCGTCTCGAAGGCCCCGTTGATGACGGAGGCGATGGCGTTAGTGACACGAATGTCGTTCGTGTCTACTTTGGGAGGCATGATTATCATGTGTGTGCGTGGTTGGTGTTATTACTATTTATTGGTGGTTGTCAAGAGGGAGCCCTTGCGGGCTGTGCTTACTTGCTGAGAGCGAGGCCAGCGATGACGATGACACCCGTGAGGATGGCAGTGTCGATAACGACGGCGACGAGCCAGAGTTCGGCTATGGTCTTCTTATTCATGTGTTGTGTTGTGGTTGTGCCCTTGCGGGCGGGAAAGTTATGCAGGTATTGCAAATTCGGCTACTACTCCGAACTCCCGGCCTTACGGCTACGGGTACCTGCGAAAGAGAGAGGGCTGTGACGCTCAAGGACGACCGTTCCAAGGGTGTATGATTGGGAAACTGTCCTGAGGCGAATGTGCCCTCAAATGGTCCTCAAGGTCGGAATCGAACCAACATTCACGGTCTTTCAAACCGCTGTTCTGCCGTTGAACTACTTGAGGCTAAATGGTCCTTGGTGTCGGAATCGAACCAACATTCACGGTCTTTCAAACCGCTGTTCTGCCATTGAACTAACCAAGGCTAAAGGTGGAGCGTAGGGGAATCGAACCCCTCAAGCAGGGTATTGCATGTACCGCTTGTGTCGTGCCTGACTAACGCCCCGAAATTGAATGTCTGAAGAACAATGTCGTAGTGATTACTCACTGTCGACTCCACTGACAATGCAGGTCAGTAGTCCTTCGTCAAGCGGTTGTAGTCAGATTGCTGTCTAGATTACGTAAGTTGCTGATAACCAGTGCAATCCAGATGCACTATTTTTCACCCAACCCAGTCAATTTGGTGGGCAATCTCGCTATGGGACCGGATAAACAGGGGTCTGTTGGCCTCCACATACTCAGCACCACGGATGGTGTTGTAGGCGACCCACTCGCGAGCATCGTCCACGTGCTGCCCTGTAATTGATTTGTAGATACGATACCACTTGATGCCTGGCCCTTCGTAGTTGAATTCATCATACGCATACATGATGGCGTAGATGCACTCCACGATGTTGAGGTCATACACGGCATGCACCTGCTCGCCAGAGTACGACACACCCACGCACGCATAGTCCAGCCACTCTCTCGGCTCCAGCAGAACCATGTTGCCCAACTCAGGGCTGAAGCATTTGTTGTTCTCGATGTACGTGCCCACCCCGCTCACGCCCTTGTACTCCTTACGCAGGCTGTATGGGATTTTCACTTTCTTCTTTTTGCTTACCTTGGTGTTCGCCTTGCCCTTGCGTCGTGATGTAGAACTCATGGACCCAACACCACACCGGCCCACACCACAGGGCAAGCAAATGAAACTGACTTACTCCAGCGACCAACGTTCCCTGCTCAAGGCCCTCGCCCTCATCGAGTCAGGCGACAATCCCAAGGCCAGAGGTGACGTCGATAGCCCGGATGGCCCAGCCCTAGGCCCATACCAGATACACCAGCATGCGTGGAACCAGATTAGCGATTGGCGAGCCAAGCATAGCCTAGACGTGCGCCCTTATCACACAGCGACCGACCCACATTCGTCGAAGTACTACGCACTCTCGTTCCTGACGTGGATACAGGCTGAGTTCATAGAGCATCACCATGCCCTACCTAGCCCCCAGTTGCTTTACGCTTGCTACTCACTAGGCCCAGCCGTCATACCCAAGATACGACACATGAAAGGGCTGACCAAGACGTCCAGCCCCTTCGAGCCCTCCATGCTTACATCCAAGGCCCCCACAACGCCCCTCACCTCGGTAGGCTATGCCTATGCCCTAGCCCGTCGCAAGATGGCCACAGGCCAACGCTACACCAACCTGCTGGATGCCCATCACCAGTCCATCCGCGACGTCGGTATCCCCCTGCTATGGGAGTGAACGATAGGGCCAAGTTCGACCTAGACCTCCAGTACGGCCAGCAGGGTGAACGCTGGCTCACTTGGCTGGGTACAGACCAAGCCAAGGTCGAGGTCAAGACCGAGCGGGACGCTTGGGCCACCACCGGCAATGCCGTGTTCGAGTACGAGTGCAGAGGCAAGCCCTCAGGCATCGCCGTCACAGAGGCCGACTACTGGTGCCACATCCTACGCCTAGGTGACGTCCCCCAAGCCACCTACCTGTGGCGTACCGAGGACCTCAAGGCCTTCCTCCGTAAGTGCATCACCATGCCCGGCCATGCTGGCTCACGCCTCACCCTAGGTGGCGATGACAATGCCTCCAAGGTCATCCTAGTGCCTGTCCCTGCCCTCTGGAGGATAGCCTCAGAGACCTTACCGTTTGCCACCAGAGCCCAGTCCAATCCCTGAACGACGTAGCACTAGGGCCAATCCCTAGTCTGGCTTCCTAGGCCATTCCAAGGGGTGAATCGGTCTAGGTGTATCTAACCCGTCGCGACCCCCATGGTAAGGGTATAAAGATAGACCCCATGTCAAGCCCCCTATCTACCGGCCATACGCTTTGGCACGCTTTATGTGTGTGATTGACCCAAGATTAGGGTACAACTAGACATAATGAATCTTGTGCGAAGTCCAATCCTGACAACCTAGCACATGATTAAGGGGGCGGGGGGGGTCGAGAAATTTTTTCTTCCGTTTTCGTTGACGGATTCACATCCACCACTGTTTTGTCCAAAAAACCTTTAGGGTCCTGAGCCCACGACAGGAAGGACTGGGTGGTTTCTGGCTTGGCCGGGGCGGCTTCCAGTTCCACGACATCGAATTTCTTGCCGTCTTGGCCCACCCCTTTGGATTTGAGCAGTTTGTCCAGCGTTTCGTGGGTAATGCTGAATCTGTGCTCAACGACCGCCTGAGGCTGGTCTTGGAGGGTCTGAATCTTGTCGATTGCAATACCCATGGCGATAGGCACTTGGGAGACATGCAGACTATCGAGTTCGTCGACCAACTTCTGAGAGGCTCTTTGGACGAAGGCCTTAAGGTTGCGTACAGTGGTGGCTTTGAACTCGTCTTGCAGACCCGTGGACTCTGGCATAGCCTTCTTTATTGCCGTTACGTTGTTGGGGGACATCTTGGCCAACTTGGCTACCTCTAGGACCGGGGTGCCCTGACGGAGCATCTCCTCGACCTGTTGGCGGCGTTCCTCGGAGACGCGGGAGGCGTTATGGTTGGAGGAGGGGTTGGTGTCTAGGCGTTCGTTGTCCACGGTTGACAGGACCGTAGTTGGGGCTCAAGGGTTGTCAACGATGCAAGAGGCTGACGAATACTTTGAACGTAGGTTCTTGGTGGACATGCCGCCTATTCGGACGACCCATCAGGCGGACCTGCGTATCCTCAAGACGAGGGACGGACGCCAGTTCATCGGCAAGATGGCGAACTCGGACATCAAGCGATGGGTCGAGCAGTTCAAGTTGATGGCGAAGAAGAATGTCCCGGATAAGCCATTTGATGGCCCGCTGGAACTGACGCTGTACTTCGGCTTTCCGCTCATCAAGGCGGACAAGGGCAAGGCGTCGGCCATGACGACGAAGCCCGACTTCGACAACTTGGCTAAGTCCGTCTGCGATGCCCTGACCGACCTCGGCTTCTGGCACGACGACTCTCAGGTGGTGTTCGGCAAGGTGATGAAGTTCCGCACCCCCAGTCCGTTCGTCGGCATCTTCATCAAGCCAGCCCCGTGGATTGACGACCAGTACTGCGAGGCCATCCGTACGCACCTGACCCATGAATGAACTGCTGAAGGAGTCTGAGGTCATCGAGCGTTGGGGCGTTCCCAAGGACGAACTGGTGGCATACCGCAAGGATGTGCTGGTTGAGGGCCGGGACTGGGAACGCATCCCTTCTGGCAATCGGCCCATCCAGACCTGTCCTGTCGCTTTCACCGAGGAAGGCCAGAATCGGGTGTTCGAGCGTTTCGGCCTGAAGCAGGGCCCCTACGTCGCCGAGCCCGCCGAACTGCCGAAGGAGGAAATCCTCAAGGCGACCGTCACGAAGGTCGGATTCCCGAATCGCCGAATCATGCAGATTCAACTTGAGGACGGAAAGCGGGTCTTCTGCAACGTTTTCGACTCAACGCCGTTCAAAGCGGAATTGCCCATAGCGGTTAAGTATCGCGGAGGGCGTTATTACTGCGAACATCGCCCCACCTCGATTCTCCGAGTTAACCACCTTGTCAACAGAACCAAGAACAATGAAATACCCAAAGAATAGCAAAGAATCGTCCGAATCGAAGAACTTCGAGAAGGGCGAAAGACTGATGAAGACCGAACGCGAGTATCGCGAGCCCTCTCGCGGCAAGTCGAAGTCTGACAGCATGCCCTCCGGTGGTCGCAAGAACTACAAGGGCAAGAACTGGTGCTAACCGCCGCCGCCGATAAAAAGCCATGACCGTCGTCATCATCACCACTCTCCTCGTCCTCTCGTCGTTCGCCCTCGGATTCATGTTCGGGGTGAACAACCCTGACTGCGTCCAGAAGGTCCGCGACTTCATCGCGTTCTGGAGGAAGATGTAACATGGGCTTGGCCGACAAGGCGATAGCGGGAGCAATCCGTGCGGTCGTCAAGGCCGTCGGCTCCGCGGAAAAAAAGACCGCAGGCTATGTAGGCTCCAAGGTTCTTAACGCGAGAGCCTCCGGTCTGGGCGACTCTCGCTACACCCTCAACGGATACATTTCCCAGTTCTTTCCGAACGCGGCCGAGAAGGACGTGGTCAAGAATTACGGGGTAGCATCAATGCTCCCTAGGGGCTACATGCGTCCGTTTGATTTGAAGTTCGTCCGCCAAACGGGAAAAACAGGACCAGACCCAAAGCCAGATAAGGTGTACTTGGCGGGACACGACATCACCGACCACTGGCACAGCGGCAACTTCAAGCCGGACCATTGGGCTGAGTACCTGCCAAATGGCGGGCACAAAGTCGGGTACAGCCCGAAATGGTGGAAAGGCGACCCGCTTGATGACCTCAACCTGACATGGCGTAAGTTCAAAGATAACCCTCTCGGCAGGGAAGGGGGAATTTCGGGCCAGTACACCCAGAGACTGTCGGATTACGGCCCCGCTGAAATCGAGATGGGCCGCGAATGGATTGCTGGCACTGGTGCCAGTGCCGCCGCCTTCTGGGGGGCTGTCTCGCAGATGCGTAAGCCCAACTTCCAAAGACAGCAGGTAAAACCGGCCACCGATGCGGAGCAAAGAAGATAAGGACTACGAAGTCTTTGCCCCGTCCAGAGGCACCAATCACCTGCTCGACCCGACGCAGGTAAACAAGTCGTTTGAACTGGGGACCGACGAGAAGGCCCGCATGATGGAGCGTCTCGCAGGTGACAAGTCGGGCGACGAACGCACCAAGGCCGCATACGGCCTCAAGGCCGCTTTCATCGCCGACAACGCAAAAAGCACCTACGGCCTCGGCACCCATGAGGAGCAGAGGATGATGGAGCGTTTCGAGGCTAGGAAACATGAGCCCAAGACTAGGGGAGGCGGACCGAAAAGTACTTTGAGGACGCCTAAAAAAATGTTTTCGTCCTTCGGACGAGGCGTGCCTTTTAGCGGCGGGCTGGGCGGGTTCTTCAAGTCTGGGTTTGCTGGCCCCGCGATTGGATACGGGTCCAAGCGGCACTTCATCCCGAACCAAGGCATGTTTGACATGGGCACGAACGTAGGCCCTAAGACCCTCCAAGGGCTGTCCTTTAATGGGGCGTTCCCTATGCTGAACTACCAGCAGTTTAGCACGTCAACCGGTGCGGCACCGCATGACGAGGAGGAAGAAGACTGATGTCCGCCGATAGCGTCACGGTCGCCGGGATGAAACTCACAAAGCATCCCATCATCCACCTTCCGTCCGAGGACGAGGTGCTTGAGATGGCACGGACGCTCGGCACCGATGCCACCGTGGAGGTGATGCGTCGCCGTGAGGAGAAAATTCAGGCTGAGGCTCAGGACCCTTACAGGCACGGGTTTGAGCCGACGAGTTGGGCAGACGCGGACGGGCTTCTGATGAAGGGCTCGGAATTGCTAATCATGGGTGGAAATCGTGCTGGCAAGACCGAGTACGCCGCGAAGCGGGTGATGCAACTGCTGTGCTCCCGACCCAACAGCCGCGTCTGGTGCCTGCACACCACAAGCCAGACGTCCATTCAGATGCAACAGGCGGTCATCTGGAAGTACATGCCCCCTGAGTTCAAGAACGCCCGCAAGACCAAGGTCACGAACATCCAGTACTCGCAGAAGAACGGCTACACGGACGCGACCTTCGTCCTTCCCAACCGAAGCCAGTGCTTCTTCATGAACTACGGTCAGGAGAAGAAGGTCATCGAAGGTGGCGAACCCGACCTGATTTGGTGCGATGAGTTGGTGCCGCAGGACTGGATTGAGACCCTTCGCTACCGTCTGGTCACTCGCTCGGGTAAGATGATTCTCACCTTTACGCCAATCACGGGGTTCACCCCTGTCGTGAAGGACTACGTGTCTGGGTGCCGCATTAAAAAGTCCCTGTTCGCTGACCTGTTGCCAGACACCCAGAACGTTCCGGGCGTGCCTAAGGGCCACATGCCCTACATCGCCGACTGCTCCAAGGGCTCTGCAAGCGTCATCTGGTTCCACTCCATCCTGAACCGATACTCGCCGTTCGAGCAAATCAAGTTGGCACTACGCGGCAGAGGTCCGTACGAAATCAAGATTCGTGCGTACGGCTGGGCGGAGTCTCTGGCAGGCTCCCAGTTCCCACGCTTCGGCGAGCCGAACATCATCCCAGCCAATCAGGTCCCCAAAGAGGGAACCAACTACATGGCCGTTGACCCGGCTGGCTCCAGAAACTGGTTCATGGTCTGGATGAGGGTGGACAAGGACGGCAACAAGTACGTCTACCGCGAGTGGCCCGACATCAGCATGGGCGAGTGGGCACTGCCATCCGAGAAGCCAGACGGACGACCCGGTCCAGCCCAGAAGCAGGGGGCGGGCATGGGTCTCAATGAAATCAAGGAGCACATCAAGGACCTAGAGGGCGGAGAAGAAGTCAATGAACGCTTCATCGACCCTCGGGCCGCTGGCTCTCCGGTCATCAACAAGGAGGGCGGCACCACGCTCCTTCAGTTGCTTGATGAGGAGCCAAACCCAATGTACTTCACGCCAGCCGCTGGTCTTAGGCTTGAGGAGGGCATCTCCATCATCAACGACTGGTTCTCCTACGACCAGAACCAGCCCATCTCTACGGTCAATCAGCCTAAACTTTTCATCTCAGAAGACTGCAAGAACCTCATGTGGTGCTTGCGTGAGTGGACCGGCTCCGACGGCGAAAAGGGCTCCAGCAAGGACCCCATCGACGCCCTTCGCTACATCGCCGTGATGCAACCCGATTTCGCCGACAAGCAGACCAACAAGCCTCTGTTTGGTGGCTCCTATTGACATGAACCAAACACCACCACTCCTCAGGCTCGCGGAGGCATCGCGGCACTTCGGCCTATCCAAGACCACCCTCATCCGACTCCGCAAGCAGGGCGTCCTGAGAATCTTCAAGACCCAAGGCGGCCAGAACATGTTCTACCGCGACGACATCAAAGCATTCCTTTCCAACAATTCCACCCCTTCCAACAATGAGCACGTTCAATAAGCGAGACGGTTACAAAGACCCCCTCGTCTACCACGAAAAGAAGCCAGACATCGTCAACCTGCTGGTCGAGTACCAGCGGTCCGCGTACCATGGCACCATGGTCAGCAAGATGGTCTGGGCCGACGACATCAGGCTGGCCCGCTGGGCTGGCCAGACCGACGACGGCAAGAAGCACTCTTGGGCCAGACCTGATGGCGACCCGGCGTTCCCGTTCGAGGGTGCGTCTGACGTCCGCGTCCGCCTTATCGACCGACTCATCAGGGACCAGAAGGCAATGCTGATGACCGCCTTCAACTCCAGCACACTCAAGGTGGGTGGTACCGAGATTGGCGATACGCTCGCCGCCTCATCGGCAACCAGCCTCATGCGTTGGCTGGTGGAGACCAAGTTGAAGTCCGAGTTCCACCGGGAAGCCGAACTGGTGGCAGACTACATGCTCACCTATGGCTGGTCCTGTGCCCAGATTACTTGGGACCGCCAGATTGGCCTCCGTCGCCAGACCATGACCATGGAGGAGTTGTACGCCGTGGCCGAGCAGGAAAAGGCCATGGGCATGAACAACGCCGAGATGCTCATTCAGGCCATCTCCAATCCGTCTAAGGAGGACTACGCGGTTGAGTTGGCCCGTCAGCAGTTGCCGAAGATGAAGGTTAAGCAACTCCGCAAGTTCGTCAGAGACATGCGTGAAATCGGCTCGGGTGAACTTGAGGAGGTGTACATCCAGAAGAACCTCCCCAAGATTACCGCCCTCAAGCCGTTCGACGAAATCTGTTTCCCGCCAGAGACCAGCGACCTCCAGCAAGCCAGAGTCATCTTCCGCCGCCAGTACATGACGGAGGTTGAACTGCGGTCGATGATTAAGAACGCCAACTGGGACCCGGAGTTCGTGGAGGCCGCGGCTAAGACCATCGGTAACCACTACTACTTCAACGACCCTAACCTCGTACCGACGACTACCGTGCTGAACTCGAATGTTCAGCGTGGCGACAACCTCGTCGAGGTGGTTTGGGCCTATTACCGCCAGTTGGACGAAGCGGACATCCCTTCCATCTACTACACGGTATTCTCCCCTCAGGTTGGCAACGAGATGTACGCCATCCAAGAGATGCTGAACTACGCCCACGGCGAGTACCCGTTCATCCCGATTCGTTTTGAGATGTCCCGCCGTCAGGTCACGGAAAGCCGAGGCATCCCGGAAATCAGCAAGACCGAGCAGGACGAGGTCAAGGCCCAGCACGATGCCTTCCGCGACCGCACAGCCCTCGAAATCATGCCGCCCGTCAAGGTGGTCAAGCGTGTCGGTGCCCTCAACCGAATCGCCCCCGGTCAGGTCCTGCCAGTCTCCACCAAGGACGACTACACTTGGATGGAGCCTCCGTCCGGCAAGGCTGAGTACGCCATCGCCATCATCAAGCAAATCGAGGTCAACCTAGGCAACTTCTACGGCTTTATCGTCGGGGATGAGATTGACCCCAACAAGGTTCGCATGCTCCAGCAGTTGCAGGTCAACAACTGGCTCCAGTTCTGGACTCAGGTCTACAAGCAGATGTTCTCACTGTGCCTGCAATTCATGCCCGAGGAGGAGGTGACTCGCATCACCAACGCCCCGCTGAAGCAGAACATGTCGGACATCCATAGCCAGTACGACTTCAATGTCCGCTTTGACGTTCGCGATACCGACCCTGAGTTCGTCATGGAGAAACTCAAGGCCATCGTCGAGACTGTCGTCCCGCTGGACAGCGGTGGCGTCATCGACCGCAACAAGTTGGTCAAGTTGGTCGTCGAGGCTATCAGCCCGGATGCGGCCCGCGAACTTGTCATCGACCAGACCACGGCTTCCCAGAAACTGTACAAGGATGTCATCAACGATGTCGGCATGATGATGCTCGGCAACGAGGCCCTGTACGTGGAAAACGACCCGACCGCCGAATCGAAGATGCAGTACCTTCAGGAGATTCTTCAGAAGAACCCGAAAGCCGCCGCCGCGGCCCAAGGCGACAGAATCTTCCAAATCCTGCTGGAGAACTACACCAAGAATCTCCAGATGTCCGTCGAACAGCAGAAGAACAAGCAAATCGGCCGTATCGGCGTCTCCCCTGCGTCGGAGCAAATTCAGGGCGAAATGCAGGAAGCCCAAGCGGAGCAGGCCCAGCAGGCTCCGATGGAGGAACAGCAGGCTCCGGGCGGCGTGCCGCAACCGGGAATGGGCACCGGGATGCTCTAATCCATGGAAATCGACCCAAACACGAAGGCGTTCGGCTTCGTCAACAAGGACGCAGAGGAGGTGTACAACGCCATTCTAGTCCTTCTCGACGCCGAATTCCAAAACTGCCTAGTCACCGTCATGAATCCCAAGGTCGTCGGCGAAGAAAAAGCCTTCGCCGCAGGCCAAATCACCGCCTACAACGACGCCTTGCGTCTTTTTCAGGCTAACAGGGACTTCATGATGAAGGTGCGGACAGGAGAAAAGCATACCAAAGCAGACCAAAGCGGTGGTCATGGGGTCATCTGACTTGCTAACGCCACCACACGGACGATTTTCGGACTACTTCTGCGTGCTAAGTAACGCTGACTATGGAACCAGACTCCAACATCCCGTCTAACGACGAAATCCTCGGACTTGAGCCCGAGGCTAATCAACTCATGGCCCAACCAAGCGAGCGTGCCGACCTCGCTGATGATGAAAAACTCACCCAATTCTTTGGGAGAGCACTTGCTGACGGTCAGCAGGAAGCAGTTGAGCCCGCTGTTGAACAGGCTCAGGCCGAGGAGGACCTTTCAGATGGGTCCGAGACCGAGCCAGAACCCCAGAATGAGGAAACTCACGGGGAGGAGCAGTATCAGGAGGAGCCGAGGGCGTCGAAGGGCGTCGACAAGCGAATCTCGAAACTGACCGCTCAGCGTAAAGAGGCTGAGGAACGTGCAAAGAAGTTGGAATCGGAACTCGAAACGCTCAAGCGTCAAAAGGCCGCTCCCAGAAACGAGGCTAATCCATTCAATGCCTTCGATTCAGAGGAGAAAATTCAGGCCGAGTACGAGCGTCAGAAGGAAATCCGACTTTTCTGCGAACGTTACCCAGACGGGTACTACGAGGACGGCAAGGAACCAATCTCTAAGGAGCAGATTGCCAAGGCGAAAGTCACGGCACTCAAGGCCGTGGACGATTACCTGCCGGAGCAGTTGGATTACGTGACCAAGAGCAAGGCCTTCCATGGCATGGCTCGCAAGGAATTCCCTTGGCTGGACAACGACCAAGACAAGCGGGCCATCATGGCCAAGCGTTTCGTCGAGGCCGTCCCAGAACTCAAGAGATTCCCGGACTACGAAATCTACGCCGCTCACCTCGCCAACGGTATGGTGTCCTATCAGCAGCAGAAAGCCGCCGCTAGACAGGGTATCGCACCGCAGAGAGTACCGGTCCAGCCGACCAGCAATGCTATGCCAAGCCCTGCGGCCCAGAAGGCCAACGGTAACGTGGCAAAGCAAGCCGCGGAACGCTACAAGCGAACCTCTTCCCTCGACGACCTGTCCGAGGTGTTCAGAAACAAGTTCATCTGAGCCAAAATCATCATCACTATGGCCTCCCTATTCGAGTCCCAGTTCCAGAATCAGCGTCCCTTGCAGGGTGCCCGCGTGGGTATCCGCGAGGAACTCTCCGACCTCATCACCAACGTCGACGCCAAGGAGACCCCCATCTCCTCCATGGCCAAGCGTGGTTCCAAGCCCGGTAACACCACGTTCCGCTGGCAGGTCGACCGCAATCCCGAGCCGTCCGTCGAACTCGGCATCCTTGATGGCAAGGACGTCGACCCGACGAACCCCTCGTCCAACGCCGACTTCAAGCAGTACACCATCGGGTACCGCACGGAAGTCGAGAACAACATCCACCTGTTCCGCAGAGCGGTCCACGTGTCCAACCTCACTCAGGACATCCTGAACATCGCCGGTGTTCAGAACGAACTGAGCCGCCAGTTGGCGAAGGCCACCATCGACCTCAAGCGTTCGATGGAAATCACCTTCACCTCTGACATCATGCCCGCCATCGACGACGGCGTGACCCCGTATCGCACCCGTTGCCTTACGGCTTGGCTGAAGAAGGACAAGGCTACCGCCACCACGAACGCCGACAAGTACGGCGTCCAGAACCAGTCCATCCGCGAAATCGACTCGAACTTCGTCACCCCTGACTCCTCCATCGTCGGCACGGGCACCGATGTCAGCAACCTCAACGAGAACACCGTTCAGGATGTCATGACCTCGGTCTACGAGCAGACCGGCCAGTTCAAGAACCACGAAGCCGTCGTCGGCACGAAACTCAAGCGTCAGTTCACGGAACTCGTCTACACGACCCGTGCTCCCGCTGGTCCTTCGTCCTCCACGGGCATCCGCTCCACCCGCGACGCCAACTCGGACACCATCTCGGCCTCCGTCGACTACTTCGAGGGCGATTTCGGTAAGTTGGCTCTCATCCCGACCCAGTTCCTCCACGCTGGCGTCAACCCCTACACCATCGTCGAGTTCACCGAAGGTGGCGTCCAGAAGTTCAAGTTGTACGACGGCCGCGAGACCTCCGAGTCCAACCGCGTCAAGTCGCTGACCTCCGACGGTTCCACCGCCGGTGCCATCAGCGTCTCCGCTGGCAACCTCGAAGCCAAGAAGGCTGTGTTCCTCACCGCCTCCGCGAACGCCCTGACGGCCGATAACCTCGTCATCGCCGCCGCGTCGTCCTCGACCGCAGACCGCAACGCCGCCGCCGCTCTGGCGAAGTATCGTGCGAACCTGCACCTCGAAAACGCCAAGTGCAAGGGCTTCATCATCCCTTGGGACATGCTCGAAGTCCGCTACGGCGGTAACATCGCTCAGGTCCGCGAACTCACCGAAAATGGCGGCGGTCCTCGTCGCATGATGGAGGCCATGGCGGCTCTGCTCGTCCACAGCCCCCTGACCTTCGGTATGTTCGACTACAAGGCGAACAACGCCTAATCGGGTACGGACGTGGCTGGTCTTGAATCCATCCACGAATCCATCCCCGACGAACTCATACCAGACATGGTAGCCGAGTTCCGTCGGGGGTGGGCCCTCCGTAAGGCTCAGGCCGCGGCCACTAAAAAGGCCATGGCTCAATTCAACCAACTTCAACACCGTCACGTTGAAGGTCTTGGACAAATGTCGGCCCGTATTCCTGAGGAATCCTACCATTACTGGGGGATGAGACTGGGGTACGAATGCTGGCGTGACGATGGGTTCATGAAGGAGTTCCTTCGTGATAACCCCGAGTGCAGGGTGAACTCCAAAGCGGAGAACACCACCCTGCTGGTCAACGGCACCAAGGGCCTCGTAGATGCCCACGGCCGTCTACTTTCTTAATGCCTAGAGCATCCAAGCCAACCCCTCCAACGCCCCCGGCTAAGCCCGCTGGGCACATGCAGGACCCTGTGCCTGTTCAGACCTTCAGAGACGCCTCGGCATACCATGCCGCCAGACAGGCCATGAAGGACGCCGGTAGGGACACTAGGGGGTCCGTCTCCATGGACGGGACCTACACGCTCGGTGCTACCAATTACAAGCGTCGCCCAGAAGCCAAGGGCAACAACATGCAACCAATGGAATGAGAAGCGTCTACTTCAGCGAAATCCTCCATACGGCCCTGCAACTTGCTGGTCTGGATAGGGGCCTTACTACGCCTGAGCGTTTCGCCATGGTCAGGGACTTCGCGTCCATGCGTCTTCGTTCCGTCTGGGAGATGAACGAATGGACCGACCTGAAGGTGCTGACCAACTGCCCGGTCGTTTTGGTCGGTGAACGCCGCACCGTCCCGCTGGACGCATCAAAAGGCCAAGTCTTGACCATCTGGGACAAGGACCCGCTGGCCTACAGTGCCACCCAAAGGGACTTTGAACTCATCAATGGCGAGATTACCCTCCGTAGCCGCACGGATAGCAACGTCTGGGTCGAGAGCCGCAAGGAGGCTCCCCGCCTGTTCGGCGATGCTTGGAGCACCTCCCAGTCCTACCGCAAGGGGGCTCAGGTCTACTACGACTCTGGCTCGGAAAGCGGCTCCCTTGTCCCTGTCAACGGCTTCCCGGTTCAGGGCGACTTCTATGAGTACACGGGCACTAATCCTTCAGGCACTGGCTCGATTCCTACGGTTGCTTCGTGGGAAAGAGTCGTCATCCCGAAACTCTTTGCCAACGCCGTTATCCATGGCGTCCACGCTGACTACCGACGCTCTACGAACGAACTCGAAGCGGCCCAGTCGGCGGAAGCGGACTACGCGAAAGCGGTAGACTCCGCCCTTGACCAGACCCTGCGTCAACAGGGCTCGACAAGACCCATCAACTTTAGAGGATACTAACATGTTCAAACTACTCCCCCAACAGATTCCGAGTGTCTCCGTGACCTCGTTTGACAACGCCGCCAGTGCCAAGGTGCTGGACCGTGCACGTAACCGCCGCATCTTCGGCATCGTCAACAGGGGGACCACCGTCATGGAAGTTCGCCTGAACGACGCTGGCAATGGCGACCCCATCTTCCTGAAGGCGGCTTCCACGCTGACCGCGGCTGATGGTGGTAGCCTTGAGTTCAATGGCTACAACGGCTACGTCTACGCCAAGGGCACCGGCTACGTCTATCACTTCTCCGAGGAAGTCTAATCCATGCCAATCTACAACGGCGGTGGCGGTGTCGCTGGCATCACCGTTGAGACCGACCCGTCGGCTCTCAAGATGGCCAACAACCTTAGCGACGTAGTCAACAAGGGTACGGCCAGAACGAACCTTCAAATCTACTCCAAGACCGAAGTAGACACGGCGGTCACTAACATCAGCCTGACGCCGGGGCCTCAAGGTCCTGCGGGTCCTGCGGGTCCCGCCGGAAGTGCCGGACCAATGGGTCCAGCGGGCCCAGCGGGAGAAGCGGGCCCAGCGGGTCAACAGGGTGCTGTTGGCGATACTGGCCCAGCGGGCGAGGCTGGCCCAGCGGGTCAAACCGGTCCAGCAGGTCCTGCTGGGTCGCTGGTCTACAACTACATGGGGGCGTACGACAATGGCCTCACCTACATCGTCAACAGTGCCGTAACGTTCCAAGGTCAGGTCTACGTCATGACGACCTCGGTTGGTGCCGCTGGGTATGACCCAGTTGGATACCCAAGTTACTGGACTCTGTTCGTTGCTAAGGGTGCCGATGGTGCGGACGGTGCAGATGGTGCAGTGACGACTAACGAAGTGCAGTCCTACATGCTTACCTACGTCGCCGCTGGCGGTGGAGTTGCTTGTGCGGAAAGTAGTGGTACCAAGATTCTGGTGTCCGCCAACTACCAGCCGCAGGTGGCCAATGACTACACAGGTCCGTACGTCGGACAGAATGGCGGATGGGTTCAACTTCCTACGTATCCAATCTCCAGTGCCTCCACTCAGGCCAATGCAAGCGGTTACAGCAATGCCCAGTTTGACACTACCCACTACCCGACGGAACTGGCCCTGACCATCAACGGGGTTACATACTACGTCCCCGCTAGGTCGTGATTCGTAGGGGGTCCATAGTCGTACCTACGGCCCCGTTTGTACCCCACCATCCGTTCCAAGTTGAGTGGGCTAAGGGAGTTCAACTCTGTTGCTACGTCGGGATAGTCGTCGACAGCGACATGGCCGAGACGGACGAGTGGAAGCCGAAGAAGTTTCCCGAGAAAATCGGCATGTCCATGGCCATAACTTCTCAGGGCATGTCCCAACGTAGGCTTGGCCAGAACAGGCAGGTCATGTCCAATAAGTTTTTTTCTACAGGGGCGAGAACTGGCTCCGTCAAGATTTACAGCAAGGCTGGCTTTGGAAGGGTTGCATCGAACACGGCACAGCCGCTGGACGAGCAAAAAGGCCGTGCCGAATGGAACGAGTCTGACATCCTTGGCACAAGCAAGCCCGACAGCGTTTACCTAGTTCTGCACCAAATCGCCGACAAGAAGTGGTGCCTAAGTTGGGTTAACGAGACAGACGTCGAGAAAGATGACGTCAGAATCGTCGTAATCAAGAAGTCCGTAGGCAGGGGAATCAGGGACTGGTTCCTGCTCCAAATGTGGAAAAGCGATTACGTAGCCGCTAGGAGCGTCGTAAATCATTTTTACGAGATGAACGTCAACCCGACGTCAACCGCGGGCACCTTCAGGGTAAAGTTCCAATACGACAGGGTAATCGAAGGCAACATGACGACCGGTGTTTCTTATCGTAGTTGGGTCCCCAGCACTCCTTGGGTAAACCAATACAACTTTCACACGCCTACGCTGGATTCGGTGGCATTGAACATGACCGAATCGCAGAATCCGCATAAGGACATAACCGAAACTACGTACTTCTTCCTCGAATTCACTCATGCACCTACGATTGGCCTCGGGGATTTGAACCCATACACGAACTCCGGCAATCTGTATGAGTGGATTGCAGACTCGATTACCGACTTCAAAATCACGTATTCGACGACGCCAATGTCCGGCTTTCAGAACGACCCGCCCAACACGACAGATACCCTCTACAAGTACCCGCTTGGCTACGTTGAAATAACTAACAATGTGGCTACGGTCGTCATGCAGACGCACATCAAGGTGAAATCGGAGGACCTTCTTCGTATTGATTTTGGCGGAACTTGGAGCCCATCCGTATGGGAGTATCAGGGTGACGGCGAAAGCGGTGGTTACGTCATGACTTCGCCTACGGCCATCACTGGCAACTGGTATTCTTACTTGTCGACGATGATTCAACCGCTACCAATGCTGACCTAATGCCACGCGAATTCCAACAGGACGGCGAGGTCTCCTTCGGGGGCTTCAACAGTTTCCCCAACAGTTCCTCGTTCGACCCGAACAAGGGCATCCTTGAGTCGTCGGTCAACATGCGTATCGACGCCGGGGTCATGCGTCCACGCTACGGGTGCGTCAAGGTATCCGACCCCCTGCTTGGGGACTGTGCCTACGCGGCCTCGTCCCACGGGGTGGAGGACTACATCCACGTATTCTCCGTCGGCGGTCAGGTAAAAAGCCTCTGCACCAGCAACCAGTACATCACCCCTACGACCCAGCCCACGCCTCCTAGGCCATACATCAAGTGCTCCGGGCAGGGCTATGCCACCCTAGGGTCGATTGAGGCCGCTAAGGCCGAATTCTGGAACGGTGCCTACGACTTCACGACCTGTTGCAACGTCGTCGGCCGCATGGCCTACGCCAAGGGCGACCAAATCTGGTTCTCTCTGTTCGGCGGCATACAGCCATTCGACCCAGACACGCTTTCCCTGACCCTAGGGACTTACGACGACATCCTGAAACTGCACTATTCCAACACCACCCGCAAGTTGTACGCTTTTGGTGCTTCCAGCGTCTACGAGGTGGAGCCAGCCATCACCGCCGCGGCCTTGGCCGAGGGTAAGCCCAATGAATCCTTCTTCGCCAAGATTAAACTGCTTTCGGCTCAGGAGGGAATTGCGGCCCCAGACACGGTTGGCGAGACAAACGGCTCAATCATGTGGCTGGACAATGGTGGCCTCACCAAGATTGACCTAGGAAAGGGCATGATTGAGGGGGAAGGCCCGATTTCCGACCCTATCTTCGACATCTTCGGAGAACGGAATAGTGCCGAGTTGGCCAATTGCACGGCCGTAGCCTGCCAAGGCCGCTATTACATCGCCTACCCTTCCGTCGGCTCTGGCCCGAACGACCGTGTCTTGGTCGTAAACACGACACTTCCGGGCACTTTCGAGAGCATCGACACCTACCCGTTCAACATCAAGCACCTCGTCAAGGCCAGAGACTCGCTGGGCATCCTGCGGGTCTACGCCGTCACGCCTAATGGCACGGTCTACCTGCTTGAGGAAGGCGATACGGACGCCGGGACCGCCATCCAAGCCTCGTTCAGGACCCGCGACTACAACTTCCGCACCGACTTGGACAAGCGGTACGACGCCGTAACCATGAAAGTGGATACGAAAGGCTCGGCGACCTTCGAGATGCGGTTCCTAACCGTCAATCCCGACTCCTCCACGGCTATCGACAAAGTCGACGGCAACCTCGGCACAACGGTTCGGCGTGCTTTGGCTGGGAAAAAGTCCGTCGGCGGCAAGATTGAGGTGGTTGTTTCTGCTGGTCGACCTCACTTCTACTCTGTATCTGTTGATGCAACCGTTGCTGGCCGCTCTATCTTCGGCGTATTCTAATGGCATTCCCAACTAAACTTTACGAAGACTACGACCGCTCCGATACGACGTCGGAGGAGGGGTTCATGTTCATCACCCGCGACCCTGCCGCGGAGATGGATTACACCGTCAAGACCCTCAAGGAACTCATGGAGCCCGCTGGCGATTGGGCTATCGCAGAAACTCGGGCCGGTGACATCCTCAAAGCAAGATTCAACTCGGTAGAGAATACCCTGTTTACGAACGTCGACTCCAGATGGGCTACGAAACTTGCGTCCATCAAGACCGAGGTGCTTGGCAATCAGGCGGAGTTTGCCTACGGACAGTACCTCGCTGGCATGAGTGCGGCGTTTGGGGGTGGACATACCGCTACCGCAATCTTCCAGAAGGTTAGCAGTGAGGAACGCAAACTGGCCATCATCGACGCGGCTACCAAGAACCTGCAAAGCCTCAACTCGCTTACCTATCAGTCCACTTCTGCCATGCCGCTCGTAGTGCCACTTGAGTCGCAGTTGGTCGCCGACGCCTCCGCTTCTGCCGTAGAGGCTCACGCAATGGGCAACATCAGGTCCCAGCAAATCAGGCAATCCAAGGCGGCTGGAGCCATTCTCGAATCACTCGGACCAAATATGGGCAACAATCCAACGCCGTACGAGGAGGTGCTAGCCTTCGCGTCGGTCAACGCCACCGGCAAGGCCGCAGTTACCAAATGAACACAATGCAACTAGGGGACTATCGCGGAGGTCGCGATAGCATCACGAACCTGATGGGTGCTGAGATTCCCCAACTCAAGAACATCAATCAGGCCGCACTTACGTTCGGCTCTCTTGGCCTTCAGGGAATGATTAAGAAGAACGTCACCCAGCAGACGTACGACCTAGACCTCAGGAACAAGATGCTTGCCAGCAGGCAGTCTCTGTCCGACCAGATGGGCATCGCCCAGAACAACTACGAGTTCCAGCGTCAGGCCGCGGCCGAGAAGCAGGCCCAGATGATGGGCATGGAGGACGATGCCATGGCTGGTCAGGAAGCCGCCATGATGGATTGGGCGAAGAACGTCATCAATCTTTACGAGCCAAATAGCCCAGAACGCAAACAGGCCGAGGCAACCTTGGGTATGCTTCAGCAAAGACCGCGTGGAAATACCGCCTTCAACAAGGGCTACTCCACCTTCATCAACGAAAGAAACATCGGAGACATGATGAACCAAGGTGCCGCTGGTGCCGCAGGCTACCAGAAGGGAAAGATGCCGTCGGCCCCGAAGCCCGTTCCCGCCGCTAAGCAAAAAGCCCTCCCCAAGCCCACCGGAGGGTCTTGGAACCAAATTGACGCAAATCTTCATACTTAACGATTATGCCAGAGAAAACTAAACAGCAGAGAGACGACGAGGCCCTGCTCAGGGA